TCCGCCTCCAACTCCACCTTCTTTCTTTTGAACACTACCAACTTCCCCTCAATCACCATCGAGACAAACTTTGATTTATGGTCACACATCTCTGCTCGCTTCTCGAGTACATCGATGAGGTGTGCCTTCCTCTTCTTATAGTGCTCAAGACGCAACTCTACAAAATCTCCGAGAATATCTTCCGGACTCGTATACCGATGAATACCACGTGTGGGATGGAACAGGTGCATGTTTGACGTGTGGAACGTCTTTCGCATCTTAAGGTCTTTGATGAGGTCCTTCCCCGAGTATCCGAAGATTTCAAAATCCACATCTTCAGTAGTACTGTTATTTGTGTAGTTGGTGATCACCTTCTTTTCCACGAGGGTATCCAGATACTCTTTATAGTCCTGTGTCCACCGACCAGGTGGAAGTTCAGTCACTTTGAGCCTAGAACCTGTGTCTCTCCATATACCTTCACTCACCCAAAGACCTCCTTCATCTCTGAACACTTTACCTTTGAAACCCCTGAACCATGGCTTCATAGGTACAGGCTCTTCACCACTCAGTATCTTCTTGATGTTTTCTTTGATATCTCTGGGGTTGAAGGGAGGGACATAACAACTGAAGCCCGTCCCGATCCCTTCCGTACCATTCACGAGAACCATAGGAAGTGTGGGCATGTAGAATTCTGGTTCAATCGAGCGACCATCATCATCCAAGTAGTTGAGGATGGCATCATCCTTAGGATCGAAGAGTTTTCGAGCCTCTTTGGTGAGCTTCGTGAAGATGTATCTCGTTTGAGACGCATCCTTGCCACCCATGAGGCGTGTACCAAACTGACCACATGGTTCGAGGAGGTTGATGTTGTTCGAACCCGTGTAATCATTCGCCAACTTCACAATCGTTTCTGCCAAGGAAACTTCACCATGATGATACGCACTCTTTTCAGCCACAAAAGCTGCCAACTGTGCCACCTTCATTTCATCTCGAAGATTCTTTTGGAAACAAGAGTACATCACTTTACGTTGGGAAGGTTTAAGACCATCCGCCACATGGGCAATGGAACGCTTGAGATCTGCGAGACTGAAGTTCACCAAATCCTTGTGCACAAAGTCAGTGATATCCAACTGCTTGACATCACCATACGGAACCTCAAGTTGATCAGCATTTTTGGCAGTACTTTCGAGAAGCCAAGACTTGCGTGCATCCGCCTTCTTTTTGTCGAATGCGAGGACGATGGACTCATCCGTCATCGTGTCCACGTCAAACTTCACAGTCAGGTCCTGAATCTTCTTGAAGTACTCACGAGCTTCAGCCGACGTTGAGGTACCGAGTCCCTTGTAGTACTTAATCTTCCACCCCTGTTTCCCCGATCCGTACCAAGTTCTGAAAGCCGAGTCAGTATAGAAAGATTTGGTGTCTGAACCCTTCGTAGCCTTGATGATTGGTGTCACCATCGAAACCACAAAGTTCAACTTGAGGAGACTCGGCCAAAAGTAGTGAATCATGTTGAGGATGAGACCCTTGATGTGGGACCCATCATTGTCCGCATCCGTCATGATCATGAGTCGACCGTAGCGAAGCTCAGAGACACTCGTGTACTCCTTTCCCTGCTGAAGACCCAAAATCTTCTTGAGGTCGTTAAACTCCTGGTTGGAGGTCAATTGAGCCACCGAAGAGTCTCTCACATTCTTACACTTGCCACGAAGAGGGAAAACACCGTAGTGGTCTCGACCCACCACAGAGAGGCCAGCGACAGCGAGAGTCTTTGCCGAGTCACCCTCTGTTACGATGAGTGTACACTTCCCAGATTGCGCCGTACCAGCCTTGTTCGCGTCATCCAATTTGGGAATACCGGTAATCTTAGACTTCCTGGCACCATCAGTCTTCTTGAGTTCCTTCATCTCTTTGAACTTCGAGAGTGCCGTGAGTTCATCAGCGATACCAGTCTTCAAAACATTCTTCACAAAGTTCTTTGGGGGTTCAAACTTTGAACCAAAGTCTGGGGACTTGGAGGTACACTCAGACTTGACCTGACTCGAGAAGGTTGGGTTCTCGAGGGTTGCCTTCACGAAGATGGTAAAAGCATTCTTCACCTGTTGAGGTTTGAGCTTAATCTTCTTGGCCATATCATCAATGATAGCATTGGCGATATGGTTCGCGACGTGATCGACGTGAGTGCCACCCTTCATGGTACAGAGACCATTCACGAATGAGACTTGCTCGAGACCATTCTCCGACGGTCCGATGCACACCGACCATCGGTCACCGGAGACAGAGGCAACGTCTTGGACACCTTCATGCATCTTGGCGTAGGCCTCGAAGTTTTGTTTGGGGAGGATATCTCCATTGAACTTCACTTTACAGTTTTGAGTGGTACAGATGTTCGCGTCCCAAACTCGTTTCTGAAAAATCTTGTAGATGGTATCGTCCATCTTGGACATCCCAAACCTCTTCCATTCGGGAGTAAACGTGATGGCTACAGATGATGTGGCACCCGAATGTTTTTTGATTTTTGGTGGGTCACAGACAGTCATATTCTTCGACCATTTCTGAGTATAGGTCTGCTTCGTCTCATGGTCCTTGATGATCACCGAAAAGTCACTCGAATAAATGTTCGCTAACTTGGCACCGTATCCGTTACGACCTCCAACAATCCTTTTTTGAGAGTCATCATAGTTGGTACTCGTGAGGAGATGTCCAAAGACAAGTTCGGGGTTCCATAGACCTTCCTTCTCGTGCATACGAACACCGATACCACCGAGAGGTCCATTGTTTTCAATAGTTACCGAGCCCATATCCTTGTCGATGGAAATAGAAATGGAACTGACCTGCTTGGGGTGGAGGGAGTTACGGTCGATGGCATTGACGAGGATTTCATCAAAGATTTTCAAGAGAGCTGGAGAGTACTTCAAGTTCTTCTTTGTAAAAGTAGAACCATTGAGAATCCAGTAGGGTTCGGTACCCTGCTCAACTGGACCGACATACGAGTCAGGTCTCTTGAGAATGTGCTCGATGTGGGTGAGCTTTTGAACGCTCTCCATACTTTCTTGGTTTTATTACGGAGCTAACTTTTAACTTAGGTTGAAATTAAAAATAAACATCTATACAAAATATATGCTCACCATCGCATCCGTCAAACCGATCGTCAAACTCGAGAAGCGTATCAATAAATCTGTCGTCAAAACGGCAGTGAATGTCATCGATAGGGTGTACAAGGATCGGGACTATGCCCGATTCTACGTTCTCGAGACGGTCGCCCGTGTCCCATACTTTTCGTTTGTCTCTGTTCTACACCTCTACGAAACACTCGGTGTGTGGCGGAAGGCTGACTTTTTGGAGACGCACTTCGCACAGACAATGAACGAGTACCATCACCTTCTCATCATGGAGGATCTGGGTGGTGATGAGCGCTTTGTGGATCGATTCTTCGCACAGCACACAGCCTTTGCATACTATTGGCTGACATGCCTTTTGTATGTGGTGTCACCAAGGATGGCATACAACCTCTCCGAACAGGTGGAGGAACACGCCTACCATACCTACGATGAATTCCTCAAACAGAATGGGGCAAGTCTCTCACTCGAGCACCCACCAGCTGTGGCTTCGAACTACTACGATGATGTCAACAACCTATATGATGTTTTTACCCGAGTTCGCGACGACGAAGGTGATCACGTGAAGACGATGCAAGCTTGTCAGGCAGGGAGTTTAAATGTTGTTTAATAGTAGATGCCAACACTCAAACAACTCGAGAATGAGTTGCGAAATCTCAAACGACAATTATTGAACGCCGAAAATGTTTACGTAAACAAAGCCAATCAGAATCACCCAAAAAACAAGAATGTTGCTGTGTGGATGAATCGTGAAATGTCACCGGGTAACAAGACGAACATCAAACCTTCGAAGCGTGCGTATCTCAAGACAAATGTCTCCAAAGATGGAAAGATTCTTCATGTGTATGATCGAAATGGGCTCAAAAATTATCTCGCATTCGCAAATGGTCATGGTGTGAATGCGGAGAGACCGAGTCCCATGACTCGTAAACCATTCAAACTGTCCAATATCAAAGTGTATCCACCTGAAAGAAGGGGTAAGAAGCGCAAGACTGCGAACAAGACAAATACACCTAGAAAGAAAGTGAAGCGATAATTTTCTATATATACCTTAAGAAGACATGTACACATATTTCATCATTGTCATATTCATTCTCATCGTGATGATGCAGAATACGTCAAGGGGAATGTCTAAATCGGTCCAAAAACTTATTCGGCAGTCGGCTCGATACGCAACAGCCGCGCAACAGGATAAGTCTCCGGCCATAGCGATTCTTCACGCGAACTACGCGACAGCATATTTGTACGCGGCGAAAGATATCTCTTCGGATACCCAAATACATAATGCGACGGGTATAGACGTGAAAAAGTTCACCGAACATGTGACAAATGTTCAAGATATGGTGACCAAACGAACAGCAGAACAATTCTCGGGTTTCACTGGACAGGTTGATATGTACCTGGCTGAAATAGGTGGTGAAGCCTGACAACCTAAGTCAAAATAAAAAATCCTAAAATCAAGAACAAAGATGGAAGTTATTCGTGACGAACTCTGGAACAAATGTCTCATGGACGCAATGAAGATGCACCGTGTCGATGAGGCAAACGATAACTGTCGCAATTTGGCGGATGCGACGTGGAAAATGAAAATGTCCTACAAAAAGTATGACCAGAAAAAACAAGACCGAAAGATTATTGTTCTCGACAAAATGCCCACAGAGGTGAGAGAGTCTCGGGCACGTGTCACAACATGTCAAGCGACGACGATGGCGGGTAAACAGTGTTCATTTAAGGCTGTGTGTGGAGATTTCTGCAAAAAACATAGAATTGATAAGGGAACTCTAGGTAGTAAAATTAAAATCGGTATGTAATATAAGCATCATGTTGGATCAAGATACTCTTAGACCCGTGATCATCGCTATGTCTCTCTACATCATCATCGCTACACTCGTTCCCCGTTTCGTCACTACACCTAGTGGTATCGAATTTATCGACGACATCGTGATGACTCTCATCGCACAGAAGGATTCAATGATGAGTGGTACTATCATTGTCGGTCTTATTGTTTTCGCCACCAATTACATTCAAGATAAATTCTTCTAAAACGTTATTTTTACCCGTAAGATTTTTCGTATGCGTATGATCCATCTTACGAACCCTGTTATCGAACGCGTGACGCATGAACTCCAAAAGTTGGTCAAAGTCTGGTTTACCCCAAACCATCCCTTTTTTAAACAAGAAATCATCTTGTTCCAACTTTTCAAGTCCACACTCGATCGTATAAGGTGTTTTGATATATTCAGGCGCACCACCATAGTCTGTGATGATGACAGGTTTATCTCTCAGTGCAGCTTCTACAGCACCCATACCTACACCTTCTGAATGTGAAAAATTTACATAGCAATCACAACGTGCGTGTAGTTCATTCATCTCATCATCATCAAGCATTTTGTTGATAACTTCAATTCGTGGAAGTTGAATTTGTACATCGGTATTACAAGTTGCTTTGATCACCAGACGAGTGTTTGGTTCATTCAGGCGTATAAAAGCCTGGATTACATCTCTAAATTTTTTACGGGGGTCCATGATATTTCCGATATGGTAGAACGTATATGGCCTTTCTAATGGTTTAGGAATATGGGCGTGTATCACATAAAATTCATTTTCGGGAAACTGTCGGGAGAAAACTCTCTTGCAGAATTCGCTCGGTACGGCAACTCGCTTGAATTCCTTCATGATAAGACCATAGTCCTCGTGGACAGTTTCTGTTTCACACACCGTCATACAGGCAAGGTTTTTTATACGCCTCTTGGCATGTTCGAGATACCTTAAATGTTCGGGAATTGGGAGCATGAAGATGAGACCATTTTCACATTGAGGAAGTTCTTTACCGATGACATAGTATACAGCAGTGTTACCAAAAAGTTGTGTGTATTTTTTTGCGTGTTGTCCAATTCCAGTTTTCAGGTGAGGTCCTATGATGATCATTAGATTTAAAGATAATCTTTCTTTTATATATAGTAATATGTCTTCACTTCGCAAAGAAATTGAGGAAGAAATGGCCCGTGTCCGTATCGATAAGACCCGTCTGTTCGAACTACTCCTAAAAATCGTTGATAAGCGAGGTGGTGGTGAAACCAGTGGACCTCAAGGACCTCCAGGACCTCCAGGACCTCCAGGACCTCCAGGACCCATGGGACCACAAGGCCCTTCGGGTTCGGTCCCCGCTGCGAAGGCTCCTGCCACTAAGGCTCCCGCTACCAAGAAGGCTCCTGCCAAGAAGAAGCCTGTGACCGTTGATGCTTAAATATATATAAAGTTGAAAATCATATTGTAAATACATGTTGGCAGTGTCCCCATTGCGTATTTACAACACTTCTAATAAAGACAAGCGTCCCAAGCATATTCGTAAGCGTCGAAGTAGCTTGAGTGATGAAGTTGTTCAATTGAGACATCAAGTTAAGATGCATAAACATGAACGCGCAAAGCTACGGAGACTTGCAGAATGGAACCTTCGTTCGACGAAATCTTCACTCAAAGATATACAGGATACAATTGCAATCTTGAACGATCTCTATGGTGATGAGATGTACGAAGATCATAATGGGAAAGATCTATAGACGGGTAGAGGTTTCGTGTGCCACATGGGTCTAGATGCATACGCACGTGGTATATGAACAATACCACTCTTGTATAATGACCCCATGAAGAGTCCAGCGGATAATACACGCGTCGGCGTTACACCGAACCGCACAGGTATCGTATGTATCCCATGTGTAATGTCCTCTTGAACATCTTTTATATCAGCTGTATTCGATACACTTGACGCGAGTAGACCCATTGCAATCACTTCATCGTCGACAACTTCCGTATGAGCTATGAGATGTGGTACAACACTGATAGCTCCTGCCCAGAATGTACCCACGTAGAACGGTTTAAGTAAAGGAAATGACTGTTTAAACAGTGGGTAAATCAAAATACTCAAAATCTCTGGTGCGATAAACTTCGACTGGTCACTGTACCACAACACGAGATTCGCCACCAACAGCGCTGTCGCGATTGATTCAGGTGTGTCATCGGTCTTCTCGTCCATGTATCGATCACCCCCGTAAGCCCATCTCGCCGATGCCATGATGTACAGGAGTGGTAAAGGTTCAAGGGGTGTACCTGAACATAACGCTAATATGGACATGATTACCCCCACCCCAAAACCGGGTAGCATTTCCATATTAAGGTTGCGTTTCTTTAATTATCACCATAAATTTCTAGAATGTCCTTAACTATAGGATTTCTTTCTATATCATTAAAATCAAATGTTATGTATTCGATGCGTTTATGATGCTTACCGTGTAAACGTGTGTATATATCTTTGAGGCCGTTGTCTTCATATTTTCGGTCATGCTGTTTTGGGTCACCTGTGACGATCATCTTACATCCGTCACCGATTCGGGTCAAAAGCATTTTCATCTGGTTCGGGGTTGAATTCTGCATTTCATCGGCGATGACAAACGCATTTTTAAATGTTCGTCCACGCATATACGCGAGAGGGCAAATCTCGATAATCTTCTCCTTGATCATGTGTTGAATATCATTCTGACTGTAAAATTCGCTAAACACATCCATGATGGGTCGAGTCCACGGATCCATTTTCTCTTCGAGTGTACCCGGAAGGTAACCGATATCTTCTTCTACTGAAACGGCAGGTCGGGTCAACACAATCTTCTTGTACGTCTTATCATTGTATCCCGTGATGGCGGCATAACACGCCAACATCGTCTTACCCGTACCTGCCGGACCCATCGCGAAGACCATAGGTTTACTGATACTGTATAGTGCTCGATTATACGTCTTTTGGTTTTCACTCTTCGGTGTGGCTACTGGCTGTATATCCATCTCCTCCTCGAGGTAGTATTCGGTTTCGTCATACGATGATGAGAGGGAAAATTTCAAATGATTGCGACCCTTTTTACCCCCCATACTTTTTACGCAGAAGATTTATTCACCCACCATATGAACCCACCAAATAATGAGACCAAAATGAGTACTAAAAGACCAAATGAATACTTTTTAGGGTTTTCGTCTGGGGGTTTATCGGGTAACTTTTGAACATTTTGATTGAGTGTATCAAGTTTTTTCAATAGTTTTTCGAGTACTTCTAGAATCTGTACTTCTTTGTTTGGAGACTTTTCTTTTACATTCACTGTAGTAATCTCGAGTGTCATTGACCATTGTGCATCCGGTTGAAGGGGTACGTAATCACCATCATCTTGTTGTTCAAATATTTTGAAATTCAAATTCTTTATAGATACCGGATTAAAGTACCTCGTCGGTGGATTAAAACTCTTCCATTGTTTATCACGAAGTACCGTGTGTGACGAATGACTGAAATGCCTTTCTAGTGGTACACGGGCTAAAATTTGCCCATTTCTCTCATCCAACATTTGCGCGGCTTTGGGAATATCTGGACACACAATGTCAACAAACTTAGCTATATTATTCGGGTGGTCGTCGGCATTGGGACTCGCTTCACCCATTTGTGTGATATAAAAATCGACCATCTTGATTCCTATAACCCTACTCATATCTTCAACGTGAGTATTTGACTCCAGTGTTAGATCAAGCGAAAACACATTATTGGTTCCGTTTACAAATCGTGATTCGAGGATCACATACTGAACTTTTTTGGGTACGTCTTCTAAGCCCATAACTAATATCATCAAACATTATATTATGCTTCCACCTATCGCAAAGTTTGTACTCTCGTTTAATACTGTCGCAGCGATTGTAGTTGGAATAGACGTATACAGGGATCTAAACCAGTATAAAAGAGTGGCTTCTAGCATAACCAAATGATTTACATCCAGGCCGTGTATCAGACACTCGCAACTATGGGACCCCAGTACCTACTGAATACATATAACTGGTTAAAGGCCGCTCTATGGGATGCACCACAACGTTTTATGCTTGATGTAGAACTCGAAAAAATCTCGATTGAGAGAGAAGAGTACCTAAGTGAAAACGACAGTCCTGAAAAGTAAGCATGTCTGAATACATTCTACCCATCAACAATCTGTTCGTCAGATCTACTGTACCTCTTGGTATCTCGGGACTGGCGACTGATAACCTTCGAATCACTTTCTTACAGGCGACTGCCCCTCTTTGTCCAGACGTGCAACGTAAAATCTGGGAAGAGGTACTTCGGTGCACGACACCACTCGAACCACCCCCGACCCCAAAAAAATGCCGTTCAGTTTCTTACGAAAGATTACCAACATCATTGCCCCGAAACCTGTTTCAAACATCATAGAAACTGTAAATGATTGTGGAGAAAAACGATACATTGACATTGAACGGGATGTTCATACGGAACGGAAACGGAACTTGGAGGTTCTTCTTGTGAAATGCAAGCGTCTACTTTCATTTATTGAGTCAACGCAAAATATTGATATGTACAATAAGATGCACAGTTTTGTGGGTCGAGTTCGTACAGCTTTGTATATGGGTGATGATATCACCCCCTTATTTGACGAATACGAAAATTTAAAAAATTCTGTAAAAAAAGGTTCAAAAACGTTTACCAACCTAAGTGATGCCGTGTAATATGATTTTATGTTAAAAATGGACTTGTTTCATAAAATCATAGATATTGTCGATAGACATGCTGATAAGATCCCGGAGGGGGATTACATTGAATTGTGTGACACCATTAAACAATTGAGAGACAGAGTCAATCCACCTTCATTTCTCCTCGATCAAAATCAACCTCTTTGGATGGGGGAACGACCGTCGCGGGATTTTCTAATCTCCGGGCCTGTATATCGACCCACTGTACCCATGTCAGATGGGCAGCCACGAGAATGGATTGAGGATTCATTGCCATCTGATCCAGATACCGCCAATCAGCGAGATCGAGAACAACTTCATCAACGATGGAGGGAACTTGATGAAGAGGTTATGTATCCAGGTTTGAATGAATTTTTGCAGGAATTACACGAGGAGTGGACCGACCGAGAAGTCAACTCTCCTGATTCGTAACGTTCATATAAGGTGGCGCTGAAGGATCGATTCTAGCTGAAGATCGCGCTTCCACGTGTGCAGATGGGTCTAACCTACCCGGTGCATGTAGTTGTTTTAGTCTCGAAAGTTCTTGTAATTGTATGTGTATTTGTTTGAGTTCGTTACATATTTTCACGTACACCCACTCTCTCTTCGTTGGAAACATCTCATCATCCATGATTTCCATGATCTTTCGTACATGTTCCATACCTAAGTGACGTTTAGAATTTATATTTTTCAAGAAAACATGGAACACCCACTCCCCACCGGTATTTTCGTTGAGATGAACCCTTCCCCAGATGAGTTTGACAACTGGACTGAAGAGGATTTTGACAAAGAAATCAGAAGACTTCAGGAACGTATCAAAGAACTTGAAACCAAAAAGGTTAAGAGTGAAGATGAAGATGATATTATGAATGACCCCGATGTTCGTGAGATGGTTGAAAATGGTGAACACACCTGTCACATGTTTGACGCACCCTGCCAAGCATGTGAAGATGATGAGGAGGAAGTTTAAATTATACAAAACGCATGAAACCATCTTGGAATTTCATAGTTTTATAACCGGTGTAATATAGATGCATATTCCATATACCGTTTCTTGGTCCGTAAAGTATATTATCTTTTATATTAACTTTAATAAAAGTCTTATCTGATTGGGTTTTACTAAAATCAAAATATCCCGTTGGATTGGGATCTTTTGGATTTAAAGCAAATGTATATGTGTATATGTGATGTTGTTTAGGTAAAGATAATGTATTTTTAGAAGTGGTGTAAAATCTAAAATATTTAGGACCGTTTTCTATAGTTCTAATTACCTGTTGACCATTGATATACATATCTATGTCTGACACGTTGTCATATTCTGAATATATATCATCAACTAACTGTCCTACTGGAATAACAGATGATAAATTAAATCGATTTGTGTAATTAGCATATTGTGAGTACGTAGTTCCATTACTCATTGAAAACGCTGGATCCCCGAACACTGTATCAAGGGGGTTATACACCTTTTCAAAATCACTATTTCGTATAAACCAATGAAAAGTTTTTACGGGTATGTCTGGGACTAAGTTTGCCACAATTTCATACGAACCCACTTTATTCTCATATGATGGATGTATACCAACGAATTCAGTTGTTATCATTTGTGGTTCCTTTATCATAAATAAACGTTCATCATCTGTTATCTTAATTTCATCCGTTATGATATTGAAGTAATCAAGTTTTATATCACTTTCTGTGGGTGTAAAAAACGTCTTTTCATGAAACTCAAATTCGAATTCTATTTTTTGTTTGTGTATTGCACAAAGTGGAAAATAGGGTTTCGCAGAAACATCGGGATCAAATCGTCTAGAGAAGAAGAACCGTAGTGGAAGTGTCATCGGAATGACCCTCTTGTGTACATTTTGAAAGACTGCGTTACTGGACCATATGTTATGTGACCACCCACGATTGAGATTGAGTTCTGACATCTTTTCTTCGTCAGCATCCTGGTAGATGTTATGATATATGATGTTCCAATCAGAGTCTATTTTTTCAACAAGAGTTTCATCGACGAACATTGTCACGCTTTTGATGAGGTGATAACCAATCATTGGTGCATATCTATCTAATGGTCCAGGTGGATCATTGGGAAATGATGGTAAGGGTATAGTTATAGCCATATTCGATAGTAAATCTCCCATGTGTTTAGGATTGTACTCAACTTTGATTTTCTTACCCCATGGCCAATTAGATTCATTTTCGGTATTTTGTATAGTCTTGACTCTCTGCTTCGTATAAAATGGACTGTGCTGTTTATACGAACTCTTAAAAAATGAACTATTCAAGTCTTTGGAAAGTAGGTGAGTGTCCTGCTTTCCAATAGCTTTCAATGAAATTTCTGCAATTTCACTCCCCATACTCTATACATATATAATAGCTTTAATACTTTTCATAGATAACCATAATGACTCCTATCTAAAATGTATACACACGACCCGTTACTCGCCGACCATGCACTCATATTTGTCGGGGTGATGCCAGCATAATATTGTAATGCTGAATAAGTAACCGTACCTCCACTACCGAGCATTTTTTTCGTTCCAAGTCGTTGTAACGCAGCGGCTTGCTTGGATGTGTGATTTCCTGGCTGGTGAAGTTGACCACTTGGATAGCTATCCCAAGTTGTTGTAGTGTTATTACCACCTTCGGTCCAGGTGTAATTTAAAATCGCTCCACCTATAAGTTCAAGATCAGGTTGACCATCGGATCCAATAGCCCCGTTTGTTCTATGAGTGTTCATATTATAAGTACTGCTGCCACTATACCTATATATGCGCAATCTTGCTGTTATAGTGTAATTTCTTCGCCAATAGAATGTATAGCTAGTGCCCCGTCGCTGATTGAAACCACCACCCCATGAATTTGTTACCCATACATAAATCCCTGAGGAACTTGGATCCTTCCATTCGTATGGGTTGCCCGCTGTGAAATTTGCAGATAGGGAATAAATAAGTTTTTGATTAATGTAACTTCCAGATAAATTTGCTGTACTAGAATAATTCCTAGAATTATCTGAGTATCCAATTCTAATTCTTGAACTATAGCTGGTGGGGTCTGAGCGGATGTACAAATTTCCCAAACGAGCTATAAGCCCCCGTGAATAATTGCTTTGTTGTCTACTTGTAAATGTAGTGTGTGCTATTATAGTACACTCTGATACATTATTAGTAATATTGTACCCATCACCACCACTTACATTTCCGAAACTTCTTTGAACGAGTAGACTGTTAAAATAGTTCCGTATAACACGAGTCGCGACTTGTTGTGAAGCGTTATTATTACATATAGGTCTGTAAGAACGTGTAATTTTCGTAACATTTCTACCATTAATAGACACGGTTGATGTAGAATCTACCCACGTTAGGTTACTATTCCATGGATTCTGACTATCTACGAGGGGTTCAAAAGAACTATACGCCTCTATGGTTTGAGAAGGTGAAAATGATATCGCATTAACTGTAACAGTTCTATTTCGAGTACGTGAATTTCCACCCAAAACTTTACTCGTGGCTGTCCAACTGACGGTATATGTACCCGAAGCAGATGTATTGAGATTACCTGAACTATATACAGGGGTATTTGTAGTATCTGCAACAACCCCTGTATACCCTCCATCTGTATACGTACCACATTGGGTCAATGACTGGTTACCCCCATTTAAACTAAAACTGGCAGTGGCTCCACTAGTACTATATACTTGAACAGTTCTAGAAACTGTTCCTACATTCAGAGCTCTATCAGTGACAGAATATGTAATCGTGTAAGTACCCGGTGTTGACATATTGACTGTACTATTTGTACTGTATGATAAGCTTTGATCGGGTGCATTAATCGTAATTGGTGGATTAGGTATCCCCAAAGACCCACCATAATTTTGAACCACTTTAATATAACTAGATCCTTGTAAATTTAGAACGGGTGCAACAGTATCATTTGTAACAACGATGGTTCGTATGTTAGTTCCTATATTTCCAGCCGAATCGGTTGCGGAATAGGTTACTACATATGTACCAGCTTGAGTTGGATTTACTGCGCTCACAACTGTACCATTTCGGCGCACAACCTGTGTCACGGTTTCACCCCCATCTGATGTAGCTCCATGCTCTGTATACGTTTCCGAGTAACCATTTGTTGAATTATAAACCAAATCAACTGGATTGTAACTAGGATTGTTTAAGGATATAATCGGAGCACTAGTATCTCTTGTATATATGACCTGTCGTATGACAGTTCCTATGTTACCAGCAATATCTGTTGCACTATACACCACATTGTAAGTTCCTGGTGTTGTTGATTGAATTGCACTAGTATCTATACTAACTGTCTCACCACCATCTGACGTAGCACCATATTCTATGTACGGTTGTATATAGGTTGGAGAAACTGAGTCATTGAAAATTAAATTAATTGGGTTTGCAGATGGATTGGTAAGTGTTAGGATTGGATCTATGTCATCCTCAGTGACTATAACGGTTCGTGATGCAGTTCCTATATTACCAGCTATATCTGTTGCTGTATAAGTAACTGTATAGGTTCCTTCACTCGTAACATTCACTGCGCTACTATCTATAACAACTGTTTCACCACCATCTGCCGTGGCACCATATTCCACGTATGGTTCTGAATATGTGGGTGTAACCGTACTATTGTATGTTAATCTCACTGGATTTTCACTCGGATTCGTTAAAGTTACAGTAGGTGCTATAATATCCTGTGTAACTGTGATCGTTCGTATGTTAGTTCCTATATTACCACTGGTATCTGTTGCTGTATATGTAACTGTATAAATACCCTCAAAAGTCACGTTTACACTACTGACACTTACAGTCGCTCCTCCACCTATTGGGGTTCGAGTAATAGTTGTGACTATAGTTTCACCTTCATCAGATGTAGCTCCATATTCCGTATATGATTGTGAATATCCAGTCAGGTTATTGTAAATCAAATTTACATTATTATAGTTGGGAGTATTTAGCGTTACAAGGGGTGACGTGGTGTCTAGAGTAACTATGACACTTCTTGTAGTAGTTCCTATATTACCAGCGGTATCCGTTGCTGTATATGTAACTATATATGTACCAGCTGTAGTTGTATTTACCGCACTACTATCTATGACAACTGTTTCACCACCATCTGATGTGGCACCATATTCTATATAAGACTGAGAATATACGGGTGTAACTGTATCGTTATATATTAGATTGATTGGATTTTGATTGGGGTTGGTAAGAGATATTAATGGAGCAAGAGTATCTTTCGCGACGTTGACAATCCGTGTATTAGTCCCAATATTTCCACCAGCATCCGTAGCTGTGTATGTAACTGTGTACACACCTTCTACGGTTGGATTTACTGCAGCGACTGGTACCGTCGTACCCCCACCAATTGGGGTTCTTGTGAAGGTAGTAACAATAGTTTCGCCAGTGTCTGCTGCAGCCCCATATTCCACATATGGTTGAAAATATACTGGTGAAACTGTATCATTAAATATTAAATTGACTGGATTCGCGCTCGGAAAGTTTAAGGATATGACGGGAGCTATCGTATCAACAACATTCACCGTTCGGGTAAATCCTATATCATTTTTATTTCCATGTTCATTAACCACCGAATATTCGAATGAATACGACCCAATTACATTGATATTTAGGTTATTACTACTATCAAATGTGAAATTGGGTGAAAGAGAAATACCTGGATCAAAGTATGGTTGATATCGTTCATGTGTTATAAATTGATTACCATCAAATACTTCATCAACAAATGGCCTTGGAAAATCTCGTAGATTTCCCACATTTTCACTTTGTCTATTAGCAATCAATGGGTAAAGTATTCTAGCTGTTCCATTTTCTATTTTCATAATGTTATAACTTTTAGCATAAACAGATAGATCATGTTGATGCGTCCAACCCGTTTTAAATCCTTCTAGGGTTAAGATTTGATTTTTGATTGTTGAAAAATTTAATTGACCAGAAGGTTTACACGACTCTGGTTGGGTGGCGAAACTCCACAAATATATACGCCTATTGAGTGCAGTATGTGTATGATACTTTGAGGATGGAATAGCCCTTAGAAAATGTGATGGATATTCACCTATACCGTTTATGGGTATAACTTCATCATCATCTAACGTTAATGATATATTTCTGATAGACTCCATAACTGGTTGTG